TATATGATGATGTATTTGCTAACGATGACGGTTTCAAATTAACTTATGAAACCAATGACGATGACCGATTTACTGGATTAATACCATCTAAAGTTGATTTAGGTTTTTTTATCGATGAAAATTCTGGAGATGGAAATCCTAGTAATGTTATATCTATAATAAACTCTATTAGTTCTAGCGACTATAAAAGGTGGCAGCTAAAGATTGAAAATTCAACAAACGACTCTACTTATTATTTATTTTGGGTTGGTAACTTGCTAAATGATATTAACTCTGAAGAAGATATATCTTTGCCAAGACAAATTAAATTAACTGCAATTTGTGGACTAGGTGCTTTAGATAATATACCCTTTGATGAAGAAATACCTTACACTTTTACTGCTTCTTATACTCTATATAGATATATATACAACTCTTTAGCTACTGACATAAATACTACTAACAACTGGGATTCAACAGACGTTTTTATAAGAACGGTTGTAGATTGGACACCATACCCAGCTTCTAGAACTTCTAGTAGAGACCCACTTAATATATCAAAATTTAGAGCTGCTGCTTATGCTCCAATTGATGATAATGGAGTAAGAAGACCTAAAACAGCTTTTAAGTTATTGAATGATATTTGTAAGGTAGTTGGAGCTAGATTGTTTTTAAGTAATGGGATTTGGACTTTCATACAAGTTAATACTTATGATGAAATGCAATCATCAAACCAATTCTTTAGAGATTATGTAAAAGGAAACAATGGAAGTACATCTACACCAGACGATGATGGTACTTATTCAGAAAACAAAACTGAAGATGGCACTAACATACAACGATTAGCTGGTAATGAGTTTGACAATTTAGCGATACTAAAAGAAGCTAATTTAATATATGAAATGTTTAGAGCTTATGACTTAGTACCTATAACTGTTGCACAAACAGGAGTTAGTAATAATGCTGTCAACAATTCTTTGGTTGCTTGGAATGGTTGGCATAGTGTTGGAGAAGGTTTTAATACTGATGGTGGTATTTATGGCATAGCTGACACTTTTAGTGCCAGAGCAAGATATTATTTAGGAGAATTGACTCAGCTAGATGGACAAACTATAAGATTTAAAAGAAGATTTAATAGAGCTTTTAATGGTACAAATTCACAACTAGATGCTATTGTTACTGGTCTTGGTTCTATTTTATTTTATCATAGGCTAAGATTAGTTGGCACAAGCTCTACTGTATATGCTCGTTCTAATTATACAAGTGGAGGAGCAGCAACTTGGACTTCAACAAGTTTTTTTGGTAATGCTCCTGACTATGGTGTCCCTTATACTTATATAAATGGATTTAATAATACTACTCCAGCTAACTTTTTTGAATTAGATTTTGAAACTAACGAAGTCCCTTTTAGTGGTGATTTGTTTTTTGATTGTTACGCTCAAGTATATCACAATTACGGTCAAAACGACCCAGATACTGGTACTGAGGTCACAACACTATCAGACCAACAAAAGATTTACATTTACTCAGCTCCAGAGAATGCTAACGACCAACTTATACAAGCATACATTAACGGAGAGTCAACAAGTCAACAATTTTTTAAAACTACTCAAAATATATCAAATGGTGTAACATATGAAGTTGGTGAGGTTTTCATAGGAACTGGACCATTATCAGCTCAAGGAGTTATATCTGTGTTTGACCATAGTGCTGGTAGTTATGATAATGGAAACGTTGCAACGTGGGTAGCTTATGGAAGTGGAACAGGTAAAAAAATAAGCAACTTATTACTTAATCAAATAATGAAAGGGCAACATAATGGAGCAAGTATATTTAATGGAAGTCTAAAAATACTAACAAACAATATTACAACAAATGGCTATAAGTACAATAATGGTATTGTGATAGATAGTAAATTATATATACCTTATGAATGTTCATTTATTGCTAATCAAGACACTTGGGAGGGTGAATGGTATGAGATTAATACAAGCGCAGCAACATTAACAGATTCATTAGATGCTTTAAGTCTTAATAATAACACTAATAACACTTCATCTACTAATAGCTGGTAATATGTCACTACAACAATATTTAAATAATAAAGTATTAGCTACTGTATCAGATTCCTCAGAAGGTGATGCAACAACATTTTTACAGATATTCCCATTAACACAAACTATGGCATTAAGTGGTGACGTAGTTAAATTAATACATAAGGGAACGGGTAGAGAATACGACTTAACATTAAGTGCTGACTTAGATAGTTCGGTTGCAAGATGTAATTTTAGCTCTGTGACATTTGACACTAATATTCCAGTTGGAAGTGTTATAATTGAATCTAAAGACAAAGGATTTGACAGAACACACTCTAGCCTACAATACATAGTTTTTTCTAGTCAAGCAGCAGCAGAAGAATCGTGGAAAACATTTAGCACGTCTGGTATATCTAATCACACTTGGAACACTACAACTACTGACAAAGGAACAACCGTAGGTACAAGTGAGTTAACTAACATATCAACTTCTATTCAATCGGTTGGTATTGTTGTACCTTATGATTGTACTTTAGTAGGATTTAGAGCTACTATTTACAGAGTCGGAAACTTTCAAACTGCTGTAGGTTTATTTTGTGGAACTCCAGCTTATAATGACAACGCAACTCAAGACTTTACTTTAAGAGCTTATGCTGCTGCTGATAACTCTGCTGGACCAGATTCTAATTATTCACAGCGACCAGTAAAAGCAGAAGATTTAACAAGGTCACATTCTTTATCTGCTGGAGATATAATTATACCAGCTTTCAATAGTGTTACAAATAATGGAGGTAATGCTAGAATAAGTTATACAATAGTTTTAAAAACACTTAAAATATTATGATAAAACAAGAAATAGAAAAATTAAAAATAGACATAGAGGATGCTATGCTATCTGGTGACTATGAAAGTGTTGTAGCAGTATTAAAATTAATTATAGATAAAATAGAAGAACTAGAAAAATGAAAACTTTATTAAAAGAATGCGCTGACGTTCTAACCCTAAACATAACAACATTAGCAATTAGTTTCACTCAAGTTGAAATGATATTGAAAATAGTTTTATTAGTTTTATCTATAATATATACTGCCGATAAGCTAATCAAAAACAGAAAGAAAAATGGCTAAAGGATTATAATTTACATTTAGAAAGAAACCTAAAGTAAAACGTAAAAGAGTACACTCAAAAAACCTTAGTAAATCACAAAGAAAAAAACCAACTAAAGGACAAGGATGAATCTAAATATTTGGAAGAAAAGCATAGATAAGATAGAGAAAGAAATGGCATTAAAATACTTTAAGCTAAGTGAGTTTGACTCTCCAGACTCTAAGGGTAGTGGTAAGAATATGACAAAAGATTTTCTCAAGAAATTAGATAGAGCTAGAGATATTGTTAATATACCATTCAAAATATCGTCTGGCTTTAGAACACCACAACACAATGTTAATTTAAGAAAGCAAGGCTATAAGGCTAGTGCTAACTCAAGCCATTTAAAAGGCTGTGCTGCTGATATAGTTTGCAAAGATAGTGGAACTAGACAAAAGATAGTAAAAGGTCTAATACAAGCTGGATTTACTCGTATTGGCATAGCTGATACTTTCATTCATTGTGATACTGATAAAGATAAAAATGATGCAATATGGCTTTACTAAAAAAACTTTTCAGCTCTGGAGCTAAAGAGCTAGTTGACAGCGTAGGTAACGCTATTGACAAAATACACACATCAGCAGAAGAAAAAGAACTTGTAAAAGCTGATATAGAAAAACACATTTTTGATTATGAAGAAAAAATACAGCAAGAAGTTACAAAACGTTGGGAGTCAGATAACCAAGGAGACAATGTCTTGGCGAAATCCGTACGGCCTCTTAGCTTACTTTTTCTGCTTTTTGTTCTTAGTGTATTTACTCTCGTTGATTTTAGTTTTATTGACCTAGAAATTAAAGACTCTTGGATTGACCTCTGGCAACTACTTGCCATTACAGCCTTTGGAGCATACTTTGGGGGAAGGTCGTACGAAAAGATAAAAAGAAAATGAAAGACTTTAAGAGGTATAGACTTAAACCAGATGAATGGAGTCTGATAGATAAATATAGACACTATAAAAAACAAAACAATGAAGAAATCAATGTGCTTGTTATTGGCGATTTACACGAGCCTTTCTGTCTTGAGGGTTACTTGGAGTTTTGTCTCGATACCTACCATCATTATAAGTGTACTGACGTAATCTTTATAGGCGATATTATAGACAATCACTATTCTAGCTATCACGAAACTGATGCAGATGGTTTAGGTGGTGGAGATGAGCTAGAACTAGCAGTCAGTAAGATAGCGCATTGGTATAAGGCTTTTCCAGAGGCTAAGGTATTAATAGGTAATCACGATAGAATGATTATGAGAAAGGCACAAACATCAGCTATTCCTAGTAAATGGATTAAAAGCTATCAAGATGTCTTAGAAGTGCCTAACTGGGAGTTTTTAGAAAGATATGTCTTAAATGATGTTCAGTATATACACGGAGAAGCTGGAACAGCTAGAACTAAGTGTAGAGCTGATATGATGAACACAGTACAAGGTCACTTACATACTCAATGTTATACAGAGAACTATGTAGGTGCTAAATATAGAATCTTTGGAATGCAAGTGGGTTGTGGTATAGACCACGAATCTTATGCTATGGCTTATGCTAAGGCTGGAAAGAAACCAGCTATAGCTTGTGGTGTAATCCTAAATAATGGAAAAACACCAATAAATGTTATGATGCAATTATAATTTGTATATATTTGCACGTTTTTGGTTAGCAAATTAGTGTGATTAACCTGTTTATTAGTTTGTTTTAGGGGGATATTTTAACGAATATCCTCTTTTTTTTGTGCTCATATTTGAAAAACTTTAACATTTTTTTACTCTAGTAAACTAAAATAAATACACTTTTTTTGTTAAAAAGTTAGCACAGAAGTTTAGAATGTATTACTTTAGCACCATAATTTAAAACAACTAACAATGCAAGATTTACACAAACCTACATACTTAGATGCTAAATTAGAACTTGGAACACAAGTACAATTCTTTAGCTTTACATTAACTCAATTATGCTCTTATTTAATGATTTTAGCGTTTCTAACGCTACTTCTATTAAATTTGATACCAACATACTACACAGAGGTGTTAAGCCTTTATAGTGGCTCTTTTATCACTATGGTAGTATTTTACATTAAATACGGAACTAATTAAACTAATATGGAAGATAGAAAAGAACTAATAGAAAAGCTAAGAGTAACAGCAAATCGCATAGAAAGAAATAGACTAGACTATCGTTATGCTTGTGACAGAATAATTTTAGATAAATTATATGAGGAACTAACTCAGACTTTTAATGATTATCTAAAAATTAAAGATGAAAATGAAAACAAAGTTAAATCAATAAAATTTATGAATTATGGAAAAGGTTGTTAAATCAGTTAAACAAGCAGGGGATTTTGAATCTCAATACGGACACTTTTACAAGTGGCTATTAGAATTTGAAGATGGATTTAAGGGCGAGTACCTATCCAAGACAGAAACTCAAAACAAATTTATAGAAGGACAAACAGCTTTAATAGAAGTAACGACAAGAGACTATAACGGTACTAAAATTAATAAGATAAAACCAGCATCAACGTTTCAAGGTGGAGGCAAAAGCTATACACCACTTCCAAAGGACAATAAGACTCAAGAGTATATTATCAAGCAAAACGCATTGACAAACGCTTGTAATATAGTCGGAGAGGCTGATATACCTAAGATAATAGAAATAGCTGACGCATTCAAAGAATACGTTTTAAATGATGTAAAACCAAAATCAACAAACAATGGCACAGACTTACCTTTTTAGTAAACAATCACGTGACGCAGTATATGACCACGACACTAGCTACTGTTTTAAATTAAGACGTGGCAAAGGATGGTTACATTTAAACAAGAAAGCAACAGAGCTAATAGAACACGATGACCACTTTGAGCTTAGACTAGCTGATTGGTACATAAATGTAGGAGATAAATTTGTCTCACAAACAATAATAAGACAAGAGCAGTGTCAAGAGCTTCAAGAATGGTATTACAAAATAAAAGTAAATGAATAAATTAGATAGAATAGTAGAAACAGCTTGTTACATTGGTAACATATCTACAAAAGACTTTAAAAGTAGGTCAAGAGAACGACATATAGTAGACATTAAGCGTATGACATACGCCATAGCTAGAGATGTTCTTAGAATGCCTTATCTACACATTGCAAAGTATTTTAAAGTAAATCACGCTACTGTAATACATCATTATAAACTGAATATGCAGTTAGTTGATACAGATACTTATTACTTTAAAAAATATAATACTATATTGCAGATGGTAAAAAGTGACTTAAATTTAGTAGAAATAGAAGAGTTAATGGAACTCGTACAAAGACTACAAGCTAATAAAGAATCACAACTAGAACTAAAAGAAAAATTAACTAAATTTTACAACAAAGATGAAAACCAAACTAACACAGAAACAACAAGTATTAAACCATCTTAAAAGTCAAAATTCTATTACAAGCTGGGATGCTATAATGGAATATGGTATAACTAGATTATCTCATCATATTTATTGTCTCAGAAATGATGGATATATAATACCAGATGAAAGAATAAAAGTAAAGACAAGACTAGGAAGAGAAACTAATATATCTAAATACACTTTAAGAGATGCAGTATAAAGAATTTTTAAAAACAAAAGAAAAAAACTTTATATCGAGTGGATTTAAAGTTAAAGATAAAGATTTAAATATAAATTTATTTGACTTTCAAAAGCATATATTAAAAATAGCATTAGATAAAGGTAGATTTGCAATATTTGCAGACTGTGGCTTAGGAAAAACATTAATGCAATTAAGCTGGGCAGAATGTATATTTAAAAAAACAAATAAAAAAGTTTTAATATTAGCTCCTTTAGCTGTTGTAAATCAAACTAAAAATGAAGCATCAAAGTTTAACATAAATGTTGATAGTTTTGATATATATAATTTTGAACAATTAAAAAACATTGACATATCAATTTATGCTGGTATTGTATTAGATGAATCATCTATTTTAAAAGGTAGAGATGGTAAATTGAGCAGATTAATTATAGATAGCTTTATAAATACTCCATATAAGTTATGTTGTACTGCTACACCTTCTCCAAATGACCATATGGAACTTGGACAGCATTCTGAATTTTTAGGGTCTATGAGTTATTTAGAAATGTTAGCTATGTTTTTTGTTCACGATGGAGGAGAAACTTCAAAATGGAGATTAAGGAAACACGCTCAAGATGATTTCTGGAACTTTGTATGTACTTGGTCAATATCTTTAGACAATCCAAAGTCTTTAGGATTTAAAGGAGATGGATATAATTTGCCAGACATAGAATATATAGAGCATATTATTCCAGTAGAAAATAATACTAATACTTTATTTGGTGATGTTGCAGTTTCTGCTACTGATTTACATAAAGATTTAAAAAGGTCTTTAAATAAAAGAATTGATAAAACCATCGAGCTGGTAAATAGTTCTAATGAACAATGGATAATATGGACCTTAAAAAATGATGAAGCAAATCAACTTAATAAAGTTATCAATGATAGTATAAATGTTCAAGGTAGTGATAAACCAGAATATAAAGCTAAATATTTAAATGGTTTTGCCAATAAAGAATTTAAATCATTAATAACAAAAACAAGTATAGCTTCTTTTGGAATGAATTATCAGAATTGTTTTAATATGATTTTCACTTCTTATGATTTCAAATTTGAAGCATTTTATCAAGCAGTAAGAAGATGTTATAGATTTGGTCAAAAAAATAAAGTTAAAGTACATTTATTAGTGCCACAAAGTCAAATAAATGTTAGAAAGACTATTCTAGAAAAAGAAAATAAACATAAAACAATGATTAAAGAAATGAGTAATTATAGCAGTAAAACTGATTATAAACTAAACAAAACAAACATTATTATTAATAACAAAGAAATTAAAACTAACAATTACCATTTATTTAATGGAGATTGTGTAGAGGAATCAAAGAAAATAAATACTAATGAAGCTGATTTAGTAGTTTTTAGTCCTCCATTTGCTGAATTATATGTTTATTCTGATAAACCAGAAGATATGGGAAATGTAAAGAATTATAAAGAATTTGAAAATCATTTTAAATATTTAATACCACAAATAAAAAGAGTTTTAAAGCCTGGCAGAATATGCGCTATACATTGTATGGATTTACCTATTCAAAAAGGTAAAGAAGGATATATTGGTTTGAGAGATTTCTCTGGAATGTTAATCGAATGGTTTACTAATGAGGGTTTTATATATCACGCTAAAACTACTATATGGAAAAATCCAGTAACTGAAATGCAAAGAACTAAAGCATTAGGACTATTACATAAAACAATAAAAAAAGATAGCGTGATGTCAAGAGTTGGAATACCAGATTATGTATTATTTTTTAGAAATGAAGGAGATAATTTATTACCAATACAACATCAAGATGAATCTGAAAGTTTACCCAATTATTTGCCAGTTGACTTATGGCAAAAGTATGCTTCTCCAGTATGGAATGATGTTGATTATAGTAGAACTTTACAATACAGAAGTGGTAGAGATGGTAATGATGAAAAGCATATATGTCCATTACAATTAGATACAATTGAAAGAATTATACATTTATATTCAAATGAAAATGAAGTTGTTTTTTCTCCTTTTGGTGGTATTGGTTCTGAGGGATTTCAAGCTATAACAATGAACAGAAAAAGCATATCAATTGAATTAAAAGAAAGCTATTTTAAATTAAATGCTAAAAATCATAGAGATGTAGATAATGAAAAAAAATCTACTTTAACATTATTTTAATGAAAAGAATAAGAGTAGAGAAGTCAAAGAACTTTACCACAATCAACAATGAGTTCATCTTTAACAAGAACTTGTCTTTAAAAGCTAAGGGGTTGCTGTGTCACCTATTGGCTTTACCTAACGATTGGAAGCTTTATGTTGAGGAGGTTGAGAAATGGAGTACAGATGGCAAATCTGCTATCTACTCAGCGTTTAAAGAGCTGACATCTAATGGCTATATGAAACGAGAGCAAAAACGTAAAAAAGGTAAGATAGTTTCTTGGGATTATATAGTCTTTGAGAAACCACATACCGATTTTCAAGAAGTAGAAAATCAAGATTTAGAAATTCTAGATGTTGAAAATCGACCACTACTAAATACTAATAATACTAAATACTTAAATAAACTAAATACTAATAATACTAAAACAGAGAGGGATTATCCTTTTGAATTAAATTCAGATGCTTGGAATTTATGGAAAGAATTTAGGAAAGAGCAGTTTAGAACTACCTACAAACCACTAGGAGAATCTGCTGCTATTTCTAAGCTATTAAGAATCTCCAACAACAACAAAGAACACCAGGCGCAAATTATCCAGCAGTCTATAGAAAATGGATGGAAGGGATTGTTTGAGCTTAAAACAGAAAAACAAACTAAAGTCCAAAAGATATTAAGCAACTATCATAAAGGACTAGAAATGATAAACAAAGAACACAATGACTAAAGAACACACAACAGACTTACTTTTATTGATAGCTATGTTTAGATGCTTTAACGAGCAACTATACAATTTAAAAGGCTCACATTCTAAAAAAGTAAAATTAAAGTTTAATAGACTTTTAAAAGTATCAGCACAATATGAGAGAGAGATAACACAATGGACAGAGGGTAGTAAGGAATTAGAACTCATATATGACAGCCTTATGGAAGTATTAATAGAAGTAAAAAAGCAAGTCAATGATTGATTATTTAGATATAAAAGAGCGCAAAGACGTTACAGTAAAAAATATGTTTAAGATATATAAGACTGATAACAAATATCGTAACAGAATAACTTGGGATGCACATTATTTGATAACTGGGTGGAAACACATACAACAAACTAAAGATGACAAAAAATAAGACTAATCAAGTTTGGTATCTATACGCAAACGACATTAAAGAACTAAAGAGACAATGCTATGACGTTATATCTACTCTTTATGTTCAGCTAGGACAAGCTCCAGAAGCTGAGATAATAGTACAGATGACTAACTTATTTTGTAATGACTTGGCTACCAACTATGGCTCAATGGAATTAGATGAGGTTAGATTTGCCTTAAATAAACACATAAGAGAGAATGACGGACCACACTTTGTTAATGTTCCAACGTGGAATGAAGCTCTTAGAAGTTACAAGATGTCAAAAGCACTTAAAAGACAGACTAATCAAATAGACCAATATGAAGTCTATAAAAAGAGAGTAGAGTCTTTTAGCAAGGTAATAGATAAAAGAGAGATAAAAAAAATAGGAAAAAGTGAATTATAAAGTCAAATCAATAAAATCAGAAGTCTGTAAAGATTGGCTATTAAATAAACATTATGCCAAAAGACAATGTAGTATTTCTTTTTCATTTGGTTTATTTGATAATAAAATATTAATAGGTATTTTAACAATAGGTAAACCAGCTTCAAATCCTTTATGTATAGGAGTATGTGGTAAAGAAAATACTCAATTTGTTTACGAATTAAATAGACTATGCGTAAATGATAATTTACCAAAAAATACACTTTCTTTCTTTGTAAGTCAATGCTTAAAGATGCTCCCAAAAATGATTCTAGTTAGTTATGCAGATACTTCTATGAACCATAACGGTTACATATATCAAGCTACTAACTGGATTTATACTGGTAAAACAAAAGAGAGAACAGACATAGGAAAAGAAAATGGAAAGCATAGCAGACACTATGATAAGACAATAGATTACAAATTGAATAGAATTTTTAGAAGTTCTAAACATAGATACATTTACTTTTTGGGAAGTAAAAAAGATAAAAGGTTATTTAAGCAATCTTTAAAATATCAAGTATTAAGTTACCCAAAAGGACAAAATAAAAGATACGATTCAAGTTATAAACCAACAATTCAGACTGAACTATTTTAATGCCCATAACAATAAGTAAACTAAAGAAAAAGCTAGACAAAGTATTTAGCGAGTACATTAGAAAGCGTGATAGCGATTATAAAGGTAATTGCAAGTGTATTAGTTGTGGTAAAGAATATCCAGCTTTTGGAGGTAGTACTCACGCTGGTCATCTATTTTCTAGACGTTACCTTAGCATAAGATATGATGAGAAAAATGTTAATAGCCAGTGTTCGTATTGTAATACTTTTCTTAATGGGAATCAGCTCTTAGCAGCTAGAGGAGTAGAAAATAAATGGGGTAAGGGTACAGTAGACGAGTTAGAAAGTAGAATGCATATAGTAGTAAAATTAACAAGAACTGATTATGAAGAAGCAATCGAAAGGTATAAACAAAAGATTAGAGAGCTGGATTAACAATCGGTTGTTTAAAACTTTAAACTTCGAAGATTGGATAATTGAATCTATTTTATATATTTACAAAGATGAAAAAGACAGTAATATTCGAGGGAGGAGTAAACAAAGTAAGCACTCTAGCAGACGGAACTCTTAGTATTAACATACATACTCAAGAGCTACCAGAAGAAACAATGATGAGAGTTTTTAGCTTACGTAAATCTCCTGGAATGGTTCTAATAAGCTCAGACGATATAAGCAAGGCTGAGCAAGATGAAGTTGAAAAGTTTACTACAGACTTTGAAGTAGGTAAGACTAAAACAGCTTCACAAAGATTAAGAGCTGTATTGTATAGAGTATGGGAGCAAAGCGAACAAGCATACGACTTTCCAATATGGTATGAGTCACAGATGGAAAGGATAATAAATAAATACAAATCAACTCTTGAAGTCTAATAGGGCAACCAGACACCAAGAGATTTATAAAAGAACGAAGAACGGACTAGAGTTAGTATTGCCTAAAAAGATAACAACAGACATAGGATTTCAATTAATGTTTGGATATAGAGAAGATTACAGATTAGAAGAACAAAGACTAGAAGATAACGCTAATAGATACAATGCTAAAACCTACAAACGATTTTGGGATGATGAAGATAGGGAAAAGTATTTTTAGAACATTAATAGACTTAATAATACTATTGAGCTGTTTACCTATATTTGTTGTAATATTTATACACTATTTTATAGTAGGCTTTATAGCAGAAGAAAATAAAAGAAATGAAGATAATTGCGAGTGTTAGCATAGAGATTAAGTTAGACGATACAGAACTATTAGACGATGCTAAAGATAGAGCAGTAGATACTTTAATAGATAACCTAGATGATTGGCTGAACAATAACGGTATACCTCCAATAATATCAATTGAGTATAAGCTACCAGAATACGATGACAATGATATAGAATTTTTAAATTAATGCCTAATCTACCAAAGGGAAAAAAAAAGAAATGGATAGCAAGTAGCAAAAAGACTACTGGCTTTACTGAGAAGCATAAGTCTGAGAACTATGATTTCTATAATAGTAGAGCTTGGAGAAACCTTAGGAAGTGGCACATAGAACGAGAACCACATTGTAGATGGTGTACAGAAGAAGGCAAAGTAAATTATAAAGATAAGATAATCATTGACCACATTATAGAGATTAAAGATGGTGGAGATAGACTGAATCAAGATAACCTAATGACTTTATGTCTACCACATCATAATCAGAAAACAGCGTGGGCAAAAGCAAAACGTAAAAGAAATGGCAAAGAGTAAATATTATTACGACTATACAAGGAATATAGATGAGGCTAAAGAAGTTATACAAGACTTAAATAGCAATCCTATACCAAACTACTATGTTGGTAGTACTTATGGCTATGAAGCTAGGAAAGTATGTGAGGACTGGGATTTAAGTTATAACATAGGCACAGCAGTAACCTATCTACTTAGAAGTAGTTACAAGCACGACAGCCCATACGATTGCATACAGAAAGCAATCAATCATCTTAACTTTGAACTAGATAAACTAAACAATAGAGAACAATGATAGATAAAATAAAAGAGATTACTAAAGATAAAATACTACATCGACTATTAGATACTACCGTACTATATAAATCAGATGGTACTGGTATAATACTTTCGGACTTAATGAATATGATAGACATATATACATTAGATTCAATAATAAATAATAAAAAGTCTGTTGAAGAACTAACTATTGAGTTAGACAAAAGGTTAGCAGAAACTAATAATAAAATAAAACATCTAAACGAAGAAGAATGACAAGCGAACTACTAGACTTATTCGATGAAGCAAAAAGAATAATAGACAAGCAAGAGCAACTAATTAAGATGCAACAATCTTTAATTAAGACAATGCAACAAGGACTGCAAGGAGTAGAACTAAACGAGCTACTACTAAAGAAACAACTAGCAGACTTACAAGAGGAGTTAGAAACTATAACTAAAGACTATATAGATGTTATGGGGGGGGGCGAAAAAGTATAACGAGTATGTAAGTACATCGCACGGGGGATC